GGAGTTAATGGAACTACTGCAGCTACTCATGCAGATGGAGCTGCTATAACTAACTTTGTTAATCAAGCTACAGAAATTTTAGAATGTTCTTTTAGAAATAATTCTAATGTTGATTCACCATTAGAAAAAATAAACAGATCTCAGTACCAGGCGTTATCTAATAAAACAGCAACAGGACAACCTTCACAATATTTTGTTCAAAGATTCATTGATCATGTTTTAATAACAATTTATTTGACTCCAAGTGCTACTCAAAATGGAGATGTTATAAATTTTTACTACGAAAAAAGAATTCAAGATGCAGGTGCTTATAGTAATGCAACAGATGTACCATATAGATTTGTACCTTGCATGGTTGCAGGTTTAAGTTATTATTTAGCCATGAAATATGCACAACCAAGAATACAAGAATTAAAATTAATCTACGAGGATGAATTAGCTAGAGCTCTAGAAGAAGATGGATCTTCAGCTAGTGTTTACATTTCTCCTAAAACTTACTTTCCGAGTATATAATTATGGGTAACACAGCAAGAGGAAAACATGCATTATTTATTTCAGACCGAAGCGGTTTGCAATATCCATATACTGAAATGGTTAGAGAATGGAATGGTGCAAGAGTACATACTTCAGAGTATGAACCTAAACAACCTCAATTAGAACCAAAACCTTTTACTGCTGATCCACAAGGATTAATGCATCCAAGACCCGATAGATTAGAATTACCTACAGGAGATTTTTTAGAGATAAATCCTTTTAGTACACCAAATCTCCCTACTGTCGGAGCAACTTTTGAAGTATCTCAACCTAACAGTGGAATATTGGTTGGAGATTTTGTAAGATTAATGAGTATAGCCCAACCTTTGTCAACAGCAGGATCTGCATTTATAATCTCTATTAAAGAACTAGAAATGACTACAACTTTATCGGCAAACATAACTGCTACAGATACTTCAATGGTAGTAGATGATACAACTTCATTTTACACTAACGGTGGATACCTAATGATTGAAAAAATTAATGCTACAAGTGGGCTATATGAAAATGAAGTAATTCAATATACAGCATATAATTCTGGTACAAAAACTTTATCCGGTTTAATTAGAGGAACTAATTCACCGTTTAGAGGACAGACTCCTAAAAATACTATTGCCAGTAATCACGATGCAGGAGCAAATATTTTTGGAGCAAGAGAGGTTTATTCTTTAAGTACCACAACTTCTCCAAGTGGAGGTCAGCCCTCAACAGTTACTAATCAAAATGGTTATTATTTAAAAGACAATGATGAAGGTTTTAGTTGGGTTGCTAACTTTACAGGTGGAGGAAATGGTTGTATTGCCGGTCCTTTAAATGTTAATATAACGGACGGGAGAAGTTAATGACATACGCAGAACTAAAACAAAAAATTATAGACTACACAGAAGTATCCAGTAATGTTTTTACAGATACTATTTTAAATGGATTTATTGAAGATGCTGAACTTAGAATTTTAAGAGAAGTAGACTCTGACAATAATAGAAAATATGCAACAGCTAGTTTAGTTTTAAACACTAGATTTATTGATACACCTGAAGATTTATTAATTGTAAGATCTGCTCAAATCGTAGATTCTGATGGAACGGCTTCTGCCGATAATAGAGATTTTCTTCAATATAGAGATACTAATTTTATGGCAGAATTTAACCCTAAAGGAGAAACAGGGGTTCCTAAATATTACAGCTATTGGGATGAGGACACTTTGGTTTTTGCCCCGACACCTGATGCGACCTATACAATTCAAATAAATTATATCTTGAAAACTTTAGGATTATCGTCTACAAATACAACTACATACTTAAGTCAAAAATTTCCCAATGGTTTATTGTATGCTTGCCTAGTTGAGGCTTATGGTTTCTTAAAAGGACCCGTTGACATGCTCCAGTTATATGATAAAAAATACACAGAGGCAGTCAAAGGATTCTCAATTGAACAAATGGGAAGACGAAGACGGGATGAATACCAAGCAGGTGTTCCTCGAATAGGAAAACAATAGGAGATAAATTATGGCAATAACACAAGCAATTTGTAATTCATTTAAAAAACAACTTTTAGAAGCTGACATGAATTTCAAACAAACTGGTGGTGATAAGTTCAAATTAGCTCTTTACATTTCTACAGCAACTCTAAACTCTTCAACAACTGCGTTTACAGCTACAGGTCAAGTTGGAAACAGTGGTCAATACACTTCAGGTGGCGGAGCTCTTGTTAATGGTGCTACTTCTATGACAGCAGGCGTGGCGAGAGTAGACTTCGGAGACAGATCGTTTACTGGAGTAACGTTAACTGCTAGAGGAGCAATGATTTACAATACATCATCTGATACTACTAATGCATCAGTTTGTATTTTAGATTTCGGAAGTGATAAAACAGCTACATCAGGAACTTTTACAATTCAGTTTCCAGCGCCAACATCAACTGCAGCGATTCTAAGAATCTCTGGTTAATAGGAGGTAAACTCCTATGAGCACAGGTGCATGGGGCCAGGTAACCTGGGGTTACGCTAAATGGGGGGAATTAGGAGATGCAACAACTTCTCTTAATAACACTAATCTATTAGCTACAACTACTTTAGGTACAGGTACTCAAGAAGGTGAAATCAATTCAGGTTGGGGTAGAGAGGATGGTTGGGGAACCAATGGTTGGAGTATACTTGGAACTTTACAAGCGTCTGGAGTTCAAGCAACTGCGAATTTAAATTCTGTAACTATTGACAATGAAATAAATACAGGATGGGGATCTGATACTTGGGGAACTGAGTTATGGGGATCTTCTGGATTAACAGTTCCTATTAATAATACAAATTTATCTATAACAGCTTTTGAAGGAAGTGCAGGTCTTGCATTTGACGGAGATTCTAATTTAGAACTTACAGGATTACCTTTAACCGCTACTCTTGGTGAGGAAGAAGCATTTGCTAATTTTGTTTTTGAGCCCACTGGAATATCAATGACAATGCAATTGTCATATGATCCTGAAATAGTAACTCCTGCATCTTTACCAATTACAATGTCTCAAGGTACAGCTAATCTTGATGCAAATACAATAGCACAGGTGACCAGCACTTCGGTTGGTTATTGGGGATACAAATCTGCCTGGGGTAATTTCGCTTGGGGCAATGGAGTAACTGAAACTCTAGCTATGTCTATGCTAGAAAACTTTTCTGGAGTAGATCCAGAGCCAGATGTTTCATTAACTGGAAATGCAATGGCCGCTGCTTTAGCTGCTGGCAATACTTTTAATATTAGTGGAGATGCAAATGCGCCTGTAGCAAATGTAGCTAATAATTTATCAATGGCTATCACTACAGGTAATGCTGAATTAGAAGCATTAACTCAAGTAGATGTAACAGGATTTCCTTTAACAGCTACTTTAAGCAGTGTTGCTGAAGTAACAGGAAATGCAAATACATTCCCAACAGGATTTGGATTGACAAATAGCTTAGGAACGGCTACAAATGTATTGATTTGGAACGAAGTTAATACTGGCACAGCACCAGTTGATCCTCCAGGATGGCAAGAAGTCGATACTAACGCTGCATAATTATAGTTTGACACTATAACAAAATTTTAATAAATTAAGTAAATCGGAGTATAAAAATATGGCGAATTCAACATCAGCAAGTTTAAAACTTACAGTTCAGGCTACTGGAGAAAATTCAGGAACTTGGGGACAAATTACAAACACAAACTTATTAATTTTAGAACAAGCAATCGGTGGATACGATGCCGTTGCTGTTACAACTGGAGCAACTTTAGTTTTTACAAATGGTGCTTTATCTAATGGTAAAAACAAAGTATTAAAATTAACAGGAACAATTGCAGGTGCGGTTAACGTAGTAATTCCTGATTCAATTGAAAAAACTTTTATAGTTGATAATGCTACTAGTGGTTCTCACGCAGTAACTTTTAAAACTTCTTCTGGTACAGGGGTGACTTGGGCAGCGGCAGATAAAGGTACTAAAATGGTTTACTCTGATGGTACTAATGTTGTTGATACAGCATTTACAGATT